CTGACCATCTGTAGTTATTACAAAAGGAATTTTAGCCTTATTCTTAGAATTTTTTAAAACTGCCCTTGCATATTTTTTATCTTCATCCACTAGCTTGCTCCTTGTAAAAGTGCGTCAGGACCACCAGCAGGAGAGCCAGCAACAGCCATATCATCCTGTCTAGTACGCCTTGCTTGGTTACGTAAAGCCCCTACAGCAGCAGTATACTGACCTTGCCATACGGGTAGAGTATTCCAATCTTTGTTAAACATAGTTGCTTCCATCATTGAACCATAGAAGATAGCATCATAACAATACTCTGTAAAATAATTTGAGGTTGTTACGCTTGTCCCTGTAGCAGAAGCAAGGGCCAGTGGTTGAGATGCTGTTTGTATTTCAGCCGTAATTACTGAGACTGGTGTAGGTACAATTTTAATTGTTGAATTATTCTTACGTGTGTAATAACGTGGTGTGCCTGTAGATGCACTAACAGGCCAATAATCATTTACATATTCTAGAGTACGAGGTAATAGATTAGTTACACTCGTTCCACTGCTAGTTTTAAAGTTAAGATTTCTAACAACTCTAACACGATCATTAAGAGAAATAGAACCAGCATTGCCAGATGAAACAGATACAGTAGTAAATTCATCCAATCCAAAATCATCTAGCTCTTTTACCAGACGAAACTCAGCCTTCTGGATAAACTTAGGAACTTGGTTAGAAAACTCAGTCCCATCATTCTCAGAAGTGTTAATGATGTCTGTTTTAAGATCGCTATAGTTAGGCATGTTAGCCTACATACAAAGTAATTGTTGGAGCCATACCTGCTGCACCAGAAGTAGAAAGACTTACAATACCATGCACAGCAACGCCCATGTCACCAATGTAAGCATCGTTAGAATCCGTAGCACCTACTCTGTAGCGAATAGCATTACCCTTGGCAGTCTTGTTAGTAATCTGTTTACTACCTGAAATAGCAATGTCACCTACAATAGTAGAATAAGCATGTACAGCAATTATACGAGTGGTTGTAGGGGTAGGATTATCACTACCACCTTCAGAACCCAATGTAACAGTAGGAGCATCTACATAACGAAACCCAGTTATGATAGCTCCATCACTACTTACATTGTGTGCGACTTTTATATTAGATGCCATAATATCTCCTTTGGAAGAATGGGAGAGTAGCGTTAACTACTCCCCCACTTTCACCATTAGGTTCCAGCACTTCCGAAGAAGCCACGCCAGTCAGAAACACCAAAGCTGTAACGCTCCCGTGCCTTAAAGCGCAGGTTGCCAGTATCAAAGTCAGGCTCCATCTTCGTTTGAAGCGGAGAACGGACAAACATTTTTGTACCATTAGGAACATCAGTCTTAATGAAATACGCATTGGTATCCGTAAAGCGACGATTGATAAAGTAACCTTCAGGAAGCATACCCATGCTTCGGGTTACGTTGATTGCGTTTGTATTCGGGTTAGCCGAAGCAGCACTCGTTTGAGTGTTACCAGGACTGGACAGAATACGACCAGCAATCGCCCATGAGTCAACAGGTACGTGCAACGACACCGCACTTGCACCAATGAGAATACCACGATCATCTTCCATTTTTTGGATGCTCGTAAGCGCAGTCTCAAGAGTAGCTTCCGTTAGGTCAGCAGCCGCAAGAAGGTTGGACTGATTACCATCAGAAATTGTGGGGTGTGCAGCAGAGAAGAACGCCGCTCCATCACCAATGGTATCAGAGAAACCATTGTTGAATAGATTAGCAGCTTTCACTTGCTTGGTATTCGCCATCGCACGGGCAAGACCCCTAGCACGAATTTTAGCAAACGTGTCATAGAGATTGTCTTCCATTGCTTCTTCAGTTACAGCAAAGGCAAGAGCAACCGTCTCGTGTGAGTAACGAGCCGTGTAGCTTTCTTGCGCTCCGTCATAGCTGACAGCAGCACCTTCGCCCTTTGTCGGGGCAGTACCAAATCCAGTGAAAAGCACTTCTTCTTCAAAAGCACGATCTGAATTTTCTACATCATACAGAGAAGTATGTTCATCGTTAACTTCTCCATACTCCATTCCGAAAACGGCATTAAGGCCAGGAAGGAGTTGTTTGCTAATACTAGCTCTATTAATAGCCATAATAAATCCTCCCTATTAAGCCGTTGATGCCGTAGCCGTTACAAAACGGTCACGGTGATGGTTGAGCCATACTTCTACAATTGGATAAGCATCAGAATCCTTCTCATCAGGGAACTGAGCTTTACCAACTACACGAACAGCAGCCGCTGCTTCCGTACCAGACGCACCGTCTAGATAGTAGCTGGACTGACCTGTAGTCGTGCTGCCAGAGGAGGCAGTAGAACTAACAGTTACATTATAGTTTTTAACAGGAAGCAACTCTGCCACTGAAAGTGAAAGAGAGGCTTGAATGTAATACGTCTGATCAGGATCAGTGATTACAAAGAACTTAACGTCCGTGGCACTCGTCCCTCCAGGCCAATACCTGGAAAACTTCTGCTCTCCGTTCTCAACATATTGGCAACCCATAAATACGCCTGACGGCTTAAGAGTTGCTGCAATGTAGGGGCTAATCGTTGTGAAGTTAGCACCTGGAAGAACGACAGGATCACCCGTAAAAATGCTGTTCGTAGGGGAACCAGTCATTCCAGTAGAAGTTAACGCAATCGTATCAGTAACAGCTTCATTATTGTAAGCTCCACCTTTTTTGCGTGCGGGAATGAAACCACGAAATGCTTTAGTAGTAGACATGTTTCATCTCCTTAGTTATAGAAGTCAGTCCTGAAAAGAGGGCTGTCTTCCCTTTGTTGTAACAGAACGACTAGAATTAGTTACAGGCATATTTGCTAGACGAGAATCAGAATTATTCATAAGCTGCATGTTAACAGCATCCATCATATCGTTAGCTTTATTTTCATAGTACTTATTCCTAGCCGCAGCTTTTTTGGCTGGCATTTTAGCTAGAGCAAGATCAGCCCTATTTACTGTGCCTTCATACCGTCCACCCTCTCTCACGAAAGAGGTAGTAGCCAACTCAGGTACTTCTTCAGGAGAAACAAACACCCAGCCTTCTTGCTGACGTTTGCCTACGTTTGTGTAGTCATCTTGGCCGTTAAAGGAGACCCGTATCCAACGTAAAGTCAAACCCTCTGATGCGAAGCGTTCTTTAACAACTTCAGGAATTTCAAGAGCGTTTGGCTCTTCAAACGACCATTCTTCTTCTCGTTCTAAATTTTCTCTTTGGTTACTAGTACGTGATTCATTTCGTGTCATGTTTATCTCCCACGCTTATATTATGTTGGTGTACTCACCGTCAGCAGTCGTTACTTTTAACTTCTCTGCGGCGTACTGTTCAAGAGGTATCCCCCATTTGTTCGCAAGTCTTACGTCTTCTTTAGAAAGTTTAACTTTTGAACGAGAGTTCTGAGACGAGCGTGAAGCCCCAGAGACCACTTGAGAAGGTTGTGACGTGTTTTCCTCCACACGGACTGAAGAACCTCCAAAAGCTTTTTCCAAGCGTCTGTCAATTTCTTCGTAAAATTCATTATCATTTGGATCATATCCTTCTGACTTGAGTTCTGCATCAAGAGCTAATGCAGCAGCAGTCTTAATTGTATCGTCACCAAACCAATCATTTTTTTCTGCCCACTCTTGGGCTTTAACATCAACAGCAGTAGATTGAGGTTGCTGTTGCGCTTGTGGTTCTGGTTGTACTTCTTGTGCTTCAAGTTCTTGCTGCTGTCTTGCTGCATTTACTTTCATGCGTTGAAGCATCTTTAAATCTGCTTGTGCATTATTTAATGTTTCTTGTGCCTCTAATACTTTTTCTTTTTCACCATTTTCAAAAGCTTCAAGATAAGCTTCTCTAGCCATCTTAACAGTTTTTTCTAATGATTGTTCATTAGCATTTAAACTATTGCTGGTAATAGAAACAACTTCTTTATCTTTCTTACTCAGATTATTTTTAAGTTCTTCGTTTTGAGCAAGAAGAGTTTGAATAGTTTCTTCTCGTTCTTTCCTTTGACGAACTAGCTGACGTATTCTTTTCTCAGCACCTTTTGTTTCTATACCTTCTAATTCTTTAGGAGCTTCTTCTTCTTGAGGCTCTTCTTTAACTTCTTCTTTAGGTTCTTCTATTTGAACCTCTTCTACTTTTTGTTCTTCTTCTTCAAGTTCAAATTCAATTTGTTGCTCTTCTTGAGGTTTAGCAGTTGTATCTACTTCTCCCCAACCGTCATTATCTTTATCCATTACTTTACTCCGTTGCTAACGACACAAACGTGTTTTACGTTATACTACTATTATACCATATAAATGTTGTTTTCCCAAATCACGCAGAACCTTTTGTTAAATTAAATGTAGGATCAAGGTCTTTAGGGTCTTCTAC